TCATGGAGAAAACTAAATGACAGAACAGCTATCAAATGGACATTATCGTTTAGAAGATGACGTTCATTTTCAGGACTTCTGTACTAATATTTGGCTTCGTTATCTAACAGAGAAATCTGTTACAGAAGAAGCAGCGTTAGACCTAGAACCTTTTGTTGAACTGAACATTGAGTTTTTAAAACATTGTTATTTAAAACTAATTAAAGGAGATATTACGACATGACAGATAATCCATTTGTTTTTGATTCAGAAGATACGCCATATTTAAAACATCACTTTCAAGAGAAGTGTTGGTATCGTGGTAAAGAAAAAATAGATGCAAACTATTTTATGGTTGACCCAGCTACTATGCTTATGGGTTGGGGTAAATATACATCAGGAGAAGGCTATAGTTATGTATGGCAGAAAGATTTGTTTAGTCTTGTTACTAGACCTGATGAAGAATATAAAAAAGCCTTCTCAGTATGGATGCAACCAATATTTGTAGAAGGCAAAGATAATAATATACATCACCCTATTTCTCTATGGCAAAGACATTCTTTTGGTGAATATAAAGGCTTTCAAGAAATGGGTGCAAGTTTTTATAATGAAATACAAAAACCAGAAAATGAAGGTAAGCTGCCTGTAGTTAAATATACAGGTTCAGAAAGTATTTCAATAGGTAAAGGTGCTACATCAATACCGCACTTTGAATTTGTTGGTTGTAAAGACCGACCTGCAGATTTCGTTATCCCTGATTGGTATAGCGAGTCACCATCCGATAATCAAAATGATGATTTTCTCCCTAAGTCGGATGGTGACACCCAAACTTCTAATCCTGTATTAGATACATTAGATTCAGGCGATATTCCATTTTAAATAATGGACTTAGATTGGGAGAAAATCGCACCTGAAGTTGCGGTACAAATCTTAGGTGAGCCATCTAAAAAGGATGGCTCATACTATCGATGGGGTTCTAAAGGGAGTCTAGCTTTGAATCTTCATCAAGGAACTTTCTTTGATTTTGAAAATAATATTGGCTATGGACTTATAGAGTTTCTTAAAAGTCGTGGCTTAGACCCTGATGATTTCTTAAAAGATTACAAGCCTGTAGATACGCCTTTACAAAATAAAACCAATAAACCTGTAAGAAAATATACTGATAAAGACATGTTTCGCTTCAAAGAAGAAGCAGAAATATTTGTTAGGTATTCAGAATCATTTTGTGTAATGCGATTTCCAGAAGGTCATGCAATTAAGCAAAAATATGCACCTTTTCATAAAGTCAATAATGAATGGCTTATGCGTAGACCAGAAGGCAAACTGCCAATCTATGTTTCAGACAGAAAACCTACTGAACCTGTAGTTATAGTAGAAGGCGAAAAAGCTATGTTAGGTGGTGAAGCTATTTATGATGGTGACATCTGTTGTCATCATGGTGGTGTATCTAATTGGCAAAATTGCGATTGGTCAAAGTTAAAAGACAGAAAGGTATATATTTTTCCTGACAATGATGAACAAGGTAAAAAGATGTCAACAGAGTTACAAGAACATCTAAAAGATATATGCACCTTTGTAGAAGTAGTCAAGATACCAAGACAGTTTAAAGAAAAAGATGATTTATGGGATGCACATATCAGAGAACATTGGACATCATCAGCAGCATTTATTGAATATTGTCAAAAGAATATTGTCAGAAATAGAGTTAGTTTAGAGTTATTACCAATAGGTGAGATGTTAAAGAACATGAAAGAACCAGAATGGTTGATTCATAATGTTTTACAAAAAGAAACTGTAGTAGCTATGTTTGGTGCACCAAAGTCAGGTAAATCATTCATCGCAGTTGATATGGCTTCATCAGTAGCATTAGGCGAAGAATGGCATGGTCAAAGAGCAGAAAAACATCCTGTTGTATATTTGGCAGGTGAAGGAATTTTAAATATCAGCAAGAGGGTATGGGCGTATGGCGGCATACATGAAAGAGATGTTACTGAAATGCCTTTATTAATGTCATCTAGGGGTGCAAGATTATTAGATGATAAAGACCATCAATTGTTAAAAGATACAATCTATGAAGCTGAAGATAATTATGGTGATATAGGTCTTATAGTCATAGACACGTTAGCTAGAAATTTCGGCGGCGGAGAAAATAATACTGAAGACATGAACGCTTTCATTGAAAGAGTAGATGATTTAAAAGATACATTTAAGTCAACAATACTAATTATTCATCATTCTGGACATGGTAATAATTCTAGAGCAAGGGGTTCATCAGTATTACCTGCTGCTGTAGATGGTGAATTTAGAGTAAATAGAACTGACCAAGAAGATAAAATGTTTGTAAAGCTATCACAAACATTAGTTAAAGATGGTAGACCATTAAAAGATAAGAATTTTGAATTTAAAATTTACGCTGATGCGATAAGAGATATTACATCTGGTGCATTGGTAGAAACCGATGAAATACCTGTTGAAAGAAAAAATAATCCTAATGACGAGAAAGTATTGTCTGCAATTAAAATGGTACAACATGCAGATGAAGAACCGCAATATAAATGGGTACAGAGAAAAGAGATAGAAAAGATAACTGAAATCAATAAAAACACTCTAGCCAAGATACTTGTAAGGTTAGTTGATGAAGGTAAATTAGAAAAATCACCTAGAAATGGCTATCAATATATCGACACCAATAAAGATTACGATATAGAGGATTTTAAAGATTGAGGTGTATTTAGGTGTATTTTAGGTGTAATTTAGGTGTAATTTATACACCATTGGTGCAGATTTTGGTGTGTGTAGTGTCATATTCTTATATGACTACACCATACACCACACTAAATACAGTAAATTTTTATGTTTAACGATTCTTTACAAAAGACGATAGAAGAGATTTATAAGATGAAAAATCAGCTTATTTCTGATTATGGTGTAGATGAACCTGTTAGGTTAGTAAATATAGATTTTCAGAAAAGATTCATTGATGCAGAGATTAGATACAATATTGTCTTATCATTTCCAGAGAAAGCCAAAGATGCAGAAAAGAAGATTATGTCTATGTATCGTGGCTACAAAGCATTGCAGCAACAATTAGAAAAAGAAGGTGTTATGCCATTACCTGTTGATGTTTGGAAACTAAAGCATGTAGATACAAATTGTGAAGTGTTTGTGTGTAAGAATAATGAGGGCAAAAAGAATGTACAACAACAGTTTGGTAAGTATGCGGTAGTAGTATCTAGCGAAGAACTGCTAAACATGATAGATGTGCATAACTTTAAAAACTTTATAACATTAACAAAACAAGGTTTATTGCCTACAATAACGTCTTACAAAAAGACCAATGAGCAAGAAGAAATGTAGTTATTGCTTACGAACCTTACCAGCAGATATGTTTGAACAAGGTAGCAATAGCAAAGGTGACTATGCAAGAACAGAATGTAGGACTTGTACGCAAGAGAAAAGAACCAAAGCAAAGAACCAAACACCATATACATATCTAAATCTTTTATACACACAACTTAAATCCAGCAGAAGAAAGTCAGATATTGAATGGGATATAGAGTTGGATTACATATTAAAGCTATGGGACATTCAAGAAGGTAAATGCAATTTATCAGGTGTGAATATGACTTGGCATCGTGGCGGCGGTAGTACCGATTATGCCTGTTCAATTGACAGAAAAGATTCTGATAAAGGTTATGTCGTTGGCAATATCCAATTGGTTTGTCGTACTGTTAATTTTATGAAATCAACATTGAATGATGCACAGCTTTATTGGTGGTGCAAAAACATTGTTGAACACAAGGAAAGAAATATATAATGCTTATGTGGTGCGATGAATCTCTCCCTGATATATTTTCTCCTATCATCGCACCATCTGTATTATGAGAATAAATATAAAAGCAGATACTAAAGAAATAAATAAAAGCCTTACTTCTTTTCAAAAAAAACAAATACCTTTTGCAACATCTAAAGCAATTAATAAAACTGCATTTCAAACTAGAAGGCAATTACAAAAAGATATGGACAATACCTTTAGAAAAGGTGCAACAGGATTTACGAAGAAAGGTGTATTTGTAAAACCATCGCATAAAACAAATTTAGTAGCTAATGTCTATATTCTTAAAGAACAGGCAAAATACTTAGAAAAGCAAGTCTTTGGTGGTATAAGAAGAGAATCGTTTGCTATACCAATACCCTATAGAAACAGAGTTGGACTTACCAATCAAGGTAATTTGACTAAAGCTAAATTTAAAAGTTTGGTCAATAACAAGAACAATAAGATACTTGATATTAATGGTGTTAAAGGTTTATACGAAATAAAGAAAAATACAAAGCCAAAACTATTAGTTGCATTGAACAGAAGAAGCGTTAGTTATAACAATCCCAAGTTTAAATTCTTTGCACTAGGAAGAAGGGCGGTCAATAAATTTTTTATAAAAAATTATGAAAGAGAACTCAATGCGGCAATCAGAAAAGCAAAAAAGAAATAGGGGGTATGCAAAGGTACTGTCTAGCAACATACAACGTGGGTGATTCGAAG